AGACGGCGGACATGTATCTTGACGAGTTCGAATTGCCGGTAGCATTTGAATATGGACGGATAGTTGGACATATGGATCAATACAAGACATCCCCTGCTTGGTCTCTATCCAATCTAATCGGGATGATGCCTAAATCATACCAAGATGATATTGACGGAATGGTTTATTACCTATCCGGAAATTTCGTCGAGTTCATGTACGCATCGGACGAGATCGAGGACGAGGAAGGTGACAAGACTTACACTTGCGCAAATTCCTTTAACAAAGAGAACCTGATAGATAATGTAATTGACGCTATTGGGTGGCTCATAAGAGAAGGGCATCTTGATAAGAAATACCTAACATATAAATGCGGAGACTGCAAACTTATCGAGGATGAAGACGCAAACGGGGAAGCTTGGTGTTCATTTCACCAAAAGCCGGTAAGATGCTACAGCGAGGCTTGTGAGGATATATTAGAGAAAGGAGGATCAAATAATGCGTGAGATAAAGTTCAGAGGGAAGAGAGTCAATGGAGGTGAATGGGTGAAAAGCATGACCATTTCGCATGGAACCATTGAAAGGAAAATGAGCAAAGTCTTTTTTGAGATCAATCCCGGTAAATGGGTTGGTATCATCCCTAATACCATAGGCCAGTTCACAGGCCTAAAAGACAAGAGCGGAAAGGAGATTTACGAGGGAGATTTAATAAAAGCCCCAAGCGGACGTATTTATGCCGTTATATTCTCAACATGGAAACATGAAGAGAAAAGAGAGTTTCCAAAAGTAATTGACCTGTACGAACACACTGGATGGTGTATCTCATTAGATGGAATCAATCCATGTGAATTGCTAGATTCGGAGGTGTGCCAAGGAAGTATCATTGGGAATGTTTATGACAACCCCAAACTACTGAAAGGAGGATCAAATGATTAAGACGATACTACCCGCAGTCATTATGCTTTCAGTAATATTCATATTATCCTCCGGAATGACTATCCAGTTCAAGCCATTCCATATATCTTTTACACAGCCTTTCTTCGGCCTAGGATTCATATTGATGATAATAGGATTTATGTTATGCTTAGGTTCTTTTTATTTCAAGGGCCGTGATAGTATGGGATATAACAAGGGGTTTGAAGCAGGATGCGAATATGTGATAGGTTTAATTAAAAAAGAAAATAAATATGAGCAAGATTGATTTCAACGCACTCCGTGACCGTGCGTACAAATGCGCATGCGATCACGGGTTTCATAACACGGAGTTGAGCAATGGGCATCTTCTGATGCTAGTGATAACAGAGCTTTCGGAAGCCGTGGAAGCGGATAGGAAAGGGAAATATTTCAAAGGTATATCGACTTTTGAGCGTGAGTTTAACCGTTATTCCGCTTTAGTTGATGAAAACAAACGTTTTGAATGCGCATTTGAGAAATATGTCAAGGATACGGTATCTGATGAAATGGCCGATGCGGTTATCCGTTTGCTAGACCTTGCCGGATTGATAGATATCAGCCTTGAAGATATATACGATTTCATGGAAGAACCGGAATATAAAGATTGGGATGATGCTTTAAAGGAAATGTCTTTTACTGAGAGGATGTTCTTTTTGACATCTATCCTAACCGAGGATAGAGATATAGCCGAAGTTATCAAGGCTTCGATCGTAGTTATATTTCTTAATGCGGACTTACTGTATGTAGATTTCTTATGGCACATCGAGCAGAAAATGAGATACAACGAACTAAGGGAGAATAAACATGGAAAGAGATATTGATATGAGACAGACAGTAGAAGAGGCGGCTCATCTCTTCGCTGAAAGCAGGAGTAGCGGTAGTGCGTTCCCTGCATATTATCATGGATTTATAGCCTGTGCAGAATGGGAAAGGCAAAAAGCTATCAATGCGCACTTTAAAAGTTGCCCAAACCTATCTAAAGGCTATGATCGGATGTGCAATAATTCTTTTGATTGCGATCAGAATTGTGAGTACATGAAGTCTTTTATTAGCCTATTAGGGAAATAGTATTAACCGAGCCTTCACATGGAGGCTCATAATCTAAAAATAAATGAGCTATGACTAAAGCAGAAGTAATTGAAATGGCAGAAAAACATTCAAAGGCGGCCATGTTTCAGGAGAGCTATTTGGCCGGATTTCAAGCAGCATGCAATATTGTGAGACAGAAAATTCAAACCTGCTACAATGAGGATTTTTGCGATGAAATGGAAGCACTCTCTCAGGTTGCTTACATGGATTTAAGTTCAGATGATTAACAACTAAAAATAATTGAGATGAGTAAATATACAGCAAAACAAATTGCCGAATCAGATGATCTGTTTGAAAAGCAAATACATAAAGTCAGAAAGTTTTATTTGAGTCGTAATCCTGATAAAATGATGATGCTTGAAGAAAGGAAAGCTATTATCAAAGAACGGAATAAAACTCTTTCCCCGGAATATGACAAGGAGTATTATTGTGGAACCTGTGGAGCTAAAGACGGTGCGGAGCATCCTAAAACCGGATATTGCTTTCACTGTGATACTGATAACTGGATTTCAAAGAATAACTAACAGCTAAGAATATAAAGTACGAAATGGTATTATCTCCAGAAACAGTCAACGCCTACAAGGAACTGTTGACAAATCCCCAAAAACATGGCTTATCATTTAAACCATTGCATGAATGTTTTGAAGAAATAGAAGAAGTAACCCCAAAACATTTATTGTTTGAAGACTTCGCAAATTACCTTCAAAAGCCTTTGCCCAAAGTGATATTTTATATCATAATGGATGAATTGTACTCTCATCTGATAGATAAGGATGAGAAAACGAAAGACTTAGGATATAGATTGAAATTGATAGCAAAACCGTAAGAAATCATGAGTAAAAGTAATCATCAAATCGAAGTTGAAAAACTTAGCAAAATAGAATCTGAACTGCTCAGATTAATATCTGACTCGGGAAACGAGGAATTACAAAATAAGTTTCTTGAGTGGCAGAGACAAAGAGCTATCTGCAATGTGTCATTGGTTACGGAATTAGAGCATTCTATTAATAATAAATAACCATGAGATTAAGACACGCCAGCATATGTATTGGACGGAGGCCGGGAAGAAGTTCATCCTTGATTTGTATAACCTTAAAATTTCAGCCTAATGAGAGATAAACCTTTTTATGAGCTGTTATCACGCATAGATGAAGACAGTTTATTGGCCAACTTTTTCAATAAGGTGTTAGGGAATTTGGATATGGCGAGAATCATATCCGCACCCCGTACTTTTCGTCATAAAGATGATGAAAATAGCCGATATTGCATTGATCTTTTTTATGATACATGCTTGTGGGAAATGTATCTTCATCAATTCATATACAAGCTGAATGGATGGATAAAAACACTGGATGAATACCTGACAGAGTTTGGTGGGAGCTGGAAATATTACGCTTCCTCGAAACGTGTCGAGAGCGTTAATGAATATGGCGGCGATGACGATGACTATAACGAGGATGGAAGCGTGAAAGTCATGGATATTCCCAATGACAGGCTTGAGCCTTACTCAGTCATAAGGGAGTTGGTCTGTGATGATTGGACAGATATAGTTCAAGAGACCATCCCGAAAGATTTGGAGAGGCTATACGGATGCCTACAAGCAGAGGCTAATTTATCCATAGCGGATTTTTTCAAGGACAAAATGGGAGTTGATATACCTATGTATCAAAAAGATGACAATGGCAATATGGTTAAGATGGGATTCGCAGACAAAGTATTGCATAAAGCCGCTGAACAAAACAATTCAGAGGTCATGGGATCGTATGTATTGTTGGCATGCTATTGTATGCATGATCTTGTCTCCGCCATAAAATCGTTAAATCCATTTGAAGACAACGTGGAGGCATTGACTAGCGTAAGGAATGACTCAGTGCGGTTTCTATCCATGTCCTTTAGTAATATGGATGTCGTAAAAAAATACATGTCATCATAACAGGCACATCAAGGCCATCTAAATGCAATAGGTTTTGATCAATATGTCA